TATAGTATAAGGTTTTACAGAATTTCCTTGATAAGTTAAAGACGTAGTTTTTGTGACTTGCTCTTCACCTTCATAGGGTGGAACAAGTTTAAACAACGCAGTTTGATTGATATATCCTTTATTAGCTGTAATTTTAATTAAATTATTTAATAAAACGACTTGTTCATTAACAGAATGAGTTCTCATTGCCCATTCTGTGCCTTTACATCCTCGAATTAAATAAGAAAGTTGATATTGATTATCTCCTAACAAAGTAACGTCTCTAAAGGCAATTATTTCATTTCCAACTAATATTAAATTTTCACCATTTAAAAACTGATCTGTAGTCACAGGGTTAATTACGGTTTTGCTAAACACAGTAAAACTATTGGATCTATCAATAATCGAAGCTACACCAGATCCAAGAGTTCCAACGAGTTTGCCCACGGTGTGACTACCGCTTACAGTTGCAACTTTTTTGTATGTATTGCCCCCATCTGTTGAAGAATAGACATCTCCTGAACTAAAGTTAAAGACATTTTCAATGGCTGCATACAAGGTAAATGGAGGATCTGTATCATTCAATAAAGGAATATCTAATAGAATTAAATTTCCTTGAGCAGGCTGTTGGGCTAACGCTGTATTGTTGCTGATTAATTGAGGAGTAGTATTGTTTTTAACTTGGTCTATATTAAAAAATTGGCTATTGTTATAGATGTCATTAGCAGTCGCATCGCCTGAGTCTCCGTCAAATTCAACAACTGCCACTATTTGAAAATTAATACCAGCATCAGCGTTTAAACCTGTACTACCTAGCCAAATATTAGATAAATTTGTAGATAATAATGTTGTATCTAAATTGGTATGTAAAGAACTCAAAACTATGGGTATAATTTTACCATTACCCAAAGCAAAACTATTAGCATCCCCAACCGGCCCGAGTAAAGGAATAAAAGTTGTATTATTACTCAGCACTCCCCATGTATTGGTAAAATTTGGGGTACTAGCAATTACCAAAGTTAAATTATTTGCATTTCCCACAAAAGGAGATGATGTTCGTGTATAGGTAATCCCAGGAGCAATCGGATGTTCTTGACTTAGATAATAAGTAGTTGTGTTTAAATATTTTACAAAAACATGATATTTATGAATTTTGCTGTATTTACCATCAACATATTGATTGCCTTCAATCTGGGTTATAAAATCAGGCGTTAATAATTTTTTAGTCAGTTGCATTGCTAACTGTCTTGTGCCTATATCCAAGGTAACAACATCACCTAACTTAAGTTGATTGAACCAACAAGGGAGCAAATTAATTCCGCTATAAGTATTTCTTTGAACTGATATTTCAGAAATTAAACGATTGGCTATTCCTTTAGTTTCAGCCGCATTACTTGATAATCTAGTTTGAATACTAAGCGGGTTTTTGGCTTTAGCTACAGGGTTTCTAGCGTAAATTGTCCAAGTATTAAAAGAATCACCTAAATTAGTCATTGAAAGTTGCACTTCAGAAGGCATTTCTCGCATATTCAATACTTTTTCCTGAAAAAGAGTCCCTGACTTGGCGGTGTCTTTTTTAGCGCCTAAGTTATTTAATCCAATTGTTAAAGTAATTGTCGGTCTATTTTTTTGTAGAAAAACAACTTTACCCTCTTCTTCTCTTACTACCAAAAAAAACAATCTTTGAATTTCTTCTATATAATCTTTGTAACTTTCTCCAGTGCGCTGATAAAGCAAACCCTGAGTATATTGTTGTGCTGGTATATCAGATAAATCTAAATTATCTGTATTAAATCCTGCTGTAGCAAAAATATCAGTTATAATTCCTCTGATAGTTGGCAATGGTCCAAGTTTTCCGAATACTTCTACGTCTACTTGAGGAAAGCTTGTTCCATTGAATTGTGCAAGAGGATACCTATTAGTTACTATATAGCTTCTACCACGATACGCTGGAATATTTGTGCCTTCTACACTGGCTATTGTTGAAGAGATACCTTGTGTATAATCGCCTAGAAATCTTTCTGATAATTGCGCAAAAGTTTTAGAAGCGTTGTCTGTATAGTAGCCTCCAGTTTGGTTGTAGGCATCAATATAGCCTAATTGCCCTTGTTCGTATTTTACTAATCTAGCAAAGAAATTTTGACCGCCTACGGCTCCTGTTTTTGAATCCTCATCAAAGACCTGAACTCCATTCATCCATACTCGTTTTAACCCTGTAATTTGACCTCCAATCATAAATGCAGAAGTCATGTAATAGGTATAAGTACGAGTTTTCGAGCCAAAGCCTTTACCTCCGGTATTTTTTACTACCTGGATTAACGGTAGTGACCAAAACATAGGACAGCTATTAATTCTAACCCTACCGTAAGCTTGAGGAATAGCAGCACCGTAACCTGTTAAAGGCTTTAGTGCTAAAGGATCTAGTTTTCCTACGTTTTGGACGGGCTGGACTAAATGGCTTATGTAACTGCCTGCTAAACCAACGGCTAAAGGAATTAAAACAGTCATTGTTTTACACGATAAATAACAGAAACTTTATCTTTAAAAAAATTAAAACTAGTAATATGAACTCCATAAATATCATCAGAGTGTATTATTCTATCTTCATCATAATACATAACTACATGACAAGAAATATTACCAAATTTAATAACTAAAATATCCCCTATTTTAATAGAGTCAACTCTTTGTAAATTTTCAATAGAATCCAGTGTTTTTATAATTTGATTAAACCTAGGAATCCTATGATAATTTTCTACCGTAAAAGATTTAGAAATAACTCCAGCTTCTTTACCCACTCCGATTAGAAACCCTACACAGTCAGCACCTTTGCCTTTGACTGCTTGGTTGTGTAACCAGGGGGTACCTATCCATTCTGTAGCAATTTGAGTTAATTTATTCATCCTTGGACAAGCGGAGAACTTACATAAAAATCATTGTTAGGCATAAAGTTTCCACCAGAGCGTTCTCCTCCAAAATTAATAGCGTTGTTATATAATTGCTTACAAGTACTAAACTGTTTGTCACAACCTCCAACCAAAGTAACTGCATCAGCATCAACATCAAAAAAAGCAGGAACATTTAAGACAATTACTGTAGTATCTGTTGCAGCATTATAGTAATTATCAAAAATCATATATTGTAAATTAGCATTGGCTCCGCTAGTAAAAAGAACATAGCCAGCCACTAGAATATGATTAGGTATTTCTATATTATCTACATTAAAATAACGCTTTGTATTATCGTAACTATCACCAACAACTATATTGGCTGTATAAGTGTAATCGTTAATGTTTTTAGTACAATGATTATCACCAAAATTATACCTACAATACGGACTAGTTTTAATTGACACTGATTGCTTGAGGAGATTAGCGCCACGGCTCAGGTTCTCCATTGTAAAATTTGTATCACTAGTTACAATTTCACCTACATCTCCTATTTGTTCGACAATAGATTCAGCCAAAGTGTTAGGAGGATTGAGGTAATCAACGACCCCTACAGTGATGACCGCATTATCAAATAACCCTGAAGCTAGTTGAGCCTCGGTAATTTCAGAACTATCTATTACAGTTTTCAATTCTTGGTTATTGACTGCCCAGGAAGCATTCTGTTCATACGCTGTAGGCTCAAATGCTGTGTTAGCTTTATAAACTTGTCCATCAATTGTAATATCCCTATCTGAAGTTGTAAACCCGTACACAATCGGTTCTGTAGTTGGCACATTGATATTACAAACTCTAGCAAGAGTCATTAACTTGCGAGAAAGAATATCGCTTGGTGCCACCATTGGTTGATCCAAGGGAGGAGTAATATTGCCACGATATAGTTTAATTTCAAGAGGATTTAAGCTATATACAGAATTATTAGAAGTAATTGTGTAGGTTAATTCTTGTGTGTTAAACCTTGCTAATACATTTTGATTTGTCAGCGTATTATCTACATAATAAAACTGAGCACCATTTGCTTTATTAGCTAGCCAAAAGTTAAGCAAAGCATCGATTTGACTTTGATTAAATGTTTTTCTAGCTCCAAATAATTGTTTAAAAAATGGTATTTGTAACCTTGTAGTTCTTGTCCTAAAACCACTACTTAAAGTTACCGTCTCTGTGTCGTACTCTGAATAACCTTGATTTTCAGCCAAGTAATCTAAGTTGCTTGGAAAAGTTACAATATTTTCGCCCGTAGTTGGAGTATCGCTAATTTTATCCACGGGATAAATAAAAGGAACTTGTTTAATTTCTTTTAATAGTAATCTATCAACAGAAAATAAACCCTGGTTTATTAATTTAAACACAAATTCATCAGAGTCAAAAGTTACGGGAACATAAAAATCAAAGTTTGCTTTTAAAGGATTACCAACGGCTGGAGCATTAGTAAAACTAACTTGTCCAAAATTTGATAAAGTCCACCCTGTTAACGTTGTGTTTCCTCGTTTAATTGAAGTTAAATTATTAACTTGGGTAATAGGACGATAATGAATATTATTACCAACACTGTATTTTTTGACAACTTGAAAATGTTTTCTTGTTCCGTTAGGCGCAGGGTATAAATACCCTTGATCATTGCTTAAATAATCACTGCGATCTTTATAGAGAAAACTATAGTTACTCCCTTTGGTTAAATCGTAAAAATTAGCGATTGCTGTAATATCAGAAGTTCCTAATATTTTTCGAGTAAAATTAAAAGATCTTATCGGATCTTGCCATTTAATTATTCTTTGTTCTACTCCCGAAGAATTGGTCAAGACAATATTAGAAAAAGCAATATTAACTTGAATACCAACGGCTTCAACTGTTGGAAAAAGAGAATTAATATCAACCATCTAGCCACCATTAAGATAATTAATTTCAGATGTGGCTAATGCTCTATTAAAAATATCAAAATAATTAATAGTCCCTGTAAAATCATGATTTAACCCAGGGTAAGTACCTTGATTATAAGGTTTGTTCAAATTGCTAGGAGTAAAACTATTAGGGACCGTAGAAGATCCTTCGATAGTTGGATCAAACCCACCAGGTACACCATTGAGAGACATAGTGTATTGGCTAGGAACTAAAGAAGATGGGATATAAACAATTAAATTATAGGTAGTATTTGGTAAAATATTCTGACTAGCTGACATTCCCCAATATACGTCAAGTCCTAAATCATGCCAGTATATCCATAATTTAGTATTGCCATTTACTATATTTAGCAGACATCGTGGAGATTGATACTCTGAGGGACTTCCAGCGACTGCGCCATTAAACAATTCTTGAATAGTTGAAACATCAGATCCAGTGGTAAAACCTAGAATATAAGTGCCCCAAGTAAAAGAAACATTGAGTAGCTGCTGATTTAAAGGCAATGGATGCAAAATGCCATTAGTACCGCTTACTACATTATTGTTACTATCTGGATATATACTTTTTAAATCAATAGTCGTCATCTATCTTACAATACTCCCTGCGTCAATACGCCAATTAGTTGAGCCAATATCTAGAATCAATACAATAATTACAGACGATCTGTTTAATACAAAATTAGTTGCACCCATTACGGTGTAACCGCTAGGAGCGGTTACAGTAAGGTTATTTTTACCAAAACCTTGTGTTGTAGAAGTTATATCTGTATTAAATACATCCCTTATTTGAGCACTGGTTTTTTGACCGCTTACAGCCGATGGAAGAGTCACCGTAAATGGATTATTTGATGTGTCGCAGGGCAAATCTGCATAATTTACCATCAAAGTTGTATTATTTGTAGCTACAGATTGTGTTACCCAGTCTGGCTTGCTATTGGTTTTTGTAAGGTTACTTCCATCTACAGCAGGGAGTTTACCATCACCTGTAAGCTGAACTATATTATTGGCGGCTGTCCCTACAGTGTAGCCAGCATTTAAACCTGTAGCGCCTGAATTAATGGCTATGATTTTGTTTGCGTTGCCAGAATAAGTTACTGATACATCAGACAAACTAGTAAATGTTGTTGCTCCTGAAGGTAAATTTGTCAATAAACTTCCATCTACAGCAGGGAGTTTACCAGCGTTGGTAAGCTGAACTATATTATTGGCTGCAGTACCTACTGTATAGCCAAAGTTTAAAGCTGTTGCTCCAGAGTTCACAGATAAAATTTTGTTAGCATTGCCAGAATAACTAGTAGGTACATCGGATAAACTCGTGAATGCTGTTGCTCCACCGCCACCCGAAGGCAAATTAGTAAGCAAACTTCCATCTACAGCAGGCAATTTACCAGC